GGGCAACGTTGCCACAAAGGGCATGTTTGGGACCCCCGCCCCCAGCCGCAACGACGACAAGTCCCCGACACAAGGCACGGCAACCGAACTCTACGATCTTGACAACAACACCTACCGGCATGTATCATCCATGTACAGTCAAGCAATGAAAGGAATCAGCCAAGGCATCTTCGTACCCCACGTCACAACACTCTGTAAAGGATGCCCCGTCAAGGACGCCTGCTGGGCTGTAGACGGGAAAGACGCCTACAGGTACCCTATAGAAACCACCATCACAGCCCCAACAAAAGAAGACAAGGAGCACCAGTGACCGACAACACAGACGAAGACCGATTCACCGTCACCCTCAAATATGGCGGAGACTACGCCGCACCCTGGACCGTCATTAGGGGAGACACCGCCGACCAGGTGAAGAAGACTATCATCGACCTGCTAGGCGGGCTCAAAGACAACACCATCTCCGAGGATTGGGACCTGGCCACCTTGGTAGCAAGCGCATCCATCATCCTCCAAGACCGATACAACCAGGCCGCCAAAGACTACGTAGACAACATCGCATCAGAAGGAAACAGCATCATCATCGACCAGATCAACAAAGCCACAAGCAAAGCACAGCTAGCAGACCTACTCAAACAGTACAAAAAGACCATCACCAGTAACAGTGACGTGTCCGAGGCGTTCCGCACCAAACGAAACAGCCTCACCCGATAAAACCGACACAAACCAACAAAAAGAAACAAACACAACAGTAAAGGAAACAACAATGGGACTCGCCAACTACCGCAACAACAGCAGCAGCACCTTCTTCAACCCCTCCCGAAACCAGGACGCCACCGCCATCGCCTTCAAAGTCCACGATGTGGAACACAACACTGAAGGCTACGGTGGACAGACCGCCGATCGCATCTACGCTGATGTCACCATCTTCCACACCCTAGACGATCTCAACAACGGCACCCCAGAAACCATCCCCAACGCCATTATCGAAAAAGTGCGAGGCAACAACGACCGTCCACACTCCATGATCCGCGACCTAGAGGCATACCTTGGCGAGGAGCAGGCCTTCAAACTAGCCACCGTACGCACCAAAAACGGCTTCAACGCGGTCATCCTCAAACCATTAGACGACGCCATCTACGATAAGGTTGCCGAATACGTAGACAAGCGCGATAACGGCCAGCTAGACGACACCACAGCCTCAACTGATGCTGATATCGATATCGACTCCATCTGACCACCAATACACATCCAACCGATAGATAGATAAGGTCCCGATGCTCTCTCTCCAAAGATCCTTCGAGAGAGCCTCCCAAACCGCAGCCGAACTGCCCCGCATACCACAACTAGAACCCCTCTACCGCAACCTGGACATGCACATTCACAAAGGGGATCTCGTCATGATTGCGGGGCGGTCCGGCAGCCAAAAATCCGGGCTAGCCATGTTCATCACAGCGATGCTCAACCAGCCCGCCCTCTACATATCAGGGGACATGACACCCTGGGAGGCCTCCACACGAATCATCTCACTCAACACCCAACACACCACCACACAGATACAACAAAACATCGACGACTACGGGCCAGAATACTATCGAGACAGCATCCACCACGGCCAACACATCACCCTCTCATTCCAGTCACCCATCACATGGACAGACATCACCATGGAGCTACAAGCCTACATGGAAATGTGGAACACCTTCCCGCCACTCATTGTTATCGACAACCTGATGGACATCCAAGACTGCGAGAGCGACTACCAGGCACAGCAAGAAGCCATGCAATGGATCACAGCATTAGGCAGGGATACTGGCTCCACCATCATCGTCACCCACCACGCCACCGACAAAACCGGAACCGACATCGAACACCCGCCAGCACGCAGGGAAATCAAAAACGGCCTCTCCGAAAAACCACAACTCATCCTCGGAGTCTCACTTTATGGTGGCGAGGATAACGGCAACGGCCTATCGATCCCGGCAGAGGCACGCATCGCCGTATTGAAACAGCGCACAGGCAAATCCAGCCCCGACGGAACCCGATACGAACGACTACGAGCCTACCCCGAATACACATTCTTCGGACCCCTCGCCGAAAAACAGCCATGGAACATGACCGAACACCACAAAGGACTATCATGTCAACACAACAGGTACGCAACCGCCGAGCCGGAGCAGAATGGGAAACACGACTCCTCCACCAACTACGCGACACCGGCTATGATATAGAACGACTCCACCTCAACGGTAAAGAGGATGAAGGCGACCTCATCCTCACAACCGGCCACAAAACCTACATTATCGAGGCGAAAGCCGGACAGCCACACCTCGCCCAATTCGTGAAACAAGCCAGCCGGGAGGCACGCAACTACGAAACCCACCGAAACCGCGAAAACAAGTCCACCATCGGACTCGTAGTGATGAAACAGCGCAACAAACCCTGGAGCGAAGCCTATGTGGTATCAACCCTCAACGAGCTCCTCCCACACCTCTGACACCTGCCGCCTCCTCGACACCTACCAGATACGGTACAATCCATCCAGGAACGAGCAACACATCCTCTGCCCACTCCACGACGACCACCAGCCCTCCATGAGCATCAACCTCGACAAGGGCGTCTGGTACTGCCACACATGCGGTGTCGGAGGAGGACTCGCCCAGCTACAACAACGATTAGAAGAAGAAAACCCGAATGTACGACAGCATACGCCCATACAACATTGCGGAACGCCGCCGAATCCAGAAAGCCTCGGCCCGCTACGAAACCCACCTCGAAAACATTCTCGACCTGCTCTCAGCAAGAGGCATCAGCGAAGAAACAGCCCGCTACCACCACCTTGGATACATCGACAATGACCCCATCCCAGGCCACGAAGACTACAACCAGTGCATCACCATCCCATACATGTACCCCGTTTGGGGCGGCCCAGCCGAAATAAGAAAAATGCGTTTCCGCTGCTCACTCCCGCACGACTGCAAAACCCACAACCACCCCAAATACCTGACACCAGCCGGGGACACAGGCTCCATCTACAACATGGCCGCCATGGCCAACCCGGCAGCCGAAATGCACATTTGCGAAGGCGAATTCGACTCCATGATCCTCGAACAATGCGGATGGTCGGCCGTAGCACTTCCCGGCGCAACCTCGTGGCAAAACTTTTGGACTAAATTCTTCGAAGGCTACGACCGCATCTACATCTGGTCAGACCCAGACAAAGCTGGAGACCAGATGGCCCAAACCCTCCAAGCAGCACTACCCCAAGCCATCCACGTGCCCCTCACTGTCGGGGATGTCACAGACACCTACCTGAAAACCGGCAAAACAGGGTTGACACAAGCCCTCAACACAGTGCTACAATAAAACCAGACAAACAACCCAAACCAAGAAAGGCATAAAAAAGCATCATGGATCCCCTCGACACCTGCCCCATCCCTGGCCGCCGCGACACCTCTAAGGCCGCCAGGAGACGCATACGCCTCGCCATAATCGCCGAAAAATGGGCTGATGGTGAAGACCCACTCCGCATCATGCACACCTGGGGCACCACCTACGACGGGATGCGATCCATGATCCGCGCCAACCCCGACATTAAACTACCCGACGACATGGCCAAACGGTTACACAAAATCTGCCGGGAAGCCTACCCCAAAAACCAGCCCAACAGGCACCGAAGCGGATGGGACCAATACGAAAAAGACTACTACACGGAAGAAATACTCTTCCTCGACCAGTTCAATGTGCCGGCCATGAACATGCTCCGCAGACTCGACGTGTCGTGGACAATGTGGAAACACATCATCAACGAGCAGCACCTGACCCGGCTCCAGCAGGAGACCGACAACGCCTGCCAGTGGGCCAACCTGCGAAAGCAGCACCCCGACAAAACTGATCAGGAAATCACCCAGATGATGTACAGTAACCAAGTAACGTTCAGCAAGGTGATGAAAACCATACCCGCATAAACATCCAAGACACCAGCATCATATTTGCACACTCTTTCACACATAGGAGGCATGATGATCACCACAACCCAACACGTGATCGACCCGAACAGGGACAACAACAACGATCAGTTTCCCGAACACCTACGTGACGTCCTGTGCGGCCGTGCCATCATCCACAATGCCGGCGAAGTCTCATGGTGCACACGCAAACCAGGACACGACGGCGACTGCCGCACAGGATGGCAGCCCACCACACAACCGATAGGATATCATGGCAACCAAAACTGAAACTCTTATTCAACGCTACGGCAACAAAGCTGCCGACGTGCTCGCCGACAAAACCATCCCCGCCTCATGGCTCGCCAAACAGCTCACCCAAGCCGGATACCCCATCTCCGCCACTGTTATAAAAGACTATCGCCGCAAACAAGCCAACACCACCCCACAAAAGGAAGAGGATACCCCGTGATAGACAATATAGACCGGCTACTCACACAGCTAGCCAACCACGACAACGCCATCGACACCATCGACGACAATCTCGCAAACGGCACCGTACGCCGCACACGCATCTCCGAATGGACACTCCCCAACGGAGAAACAGGCCGATCCGTACAAAAAATCATCGACCACCAACCCGCAACAAACCCCTACCCTGTAGACGAACTCGTCGATAAACTAGCCGACTGGCAGCCACCAAAACCAGCCGACAACACCCACACCAGTAGCAGCGATGCGGCCTTCGTCATCGGGGCGGGAGACTTCCAAATCGGCAAAGGCATCCCCGGCGGGGAAACAGCACACTTCGCAGACGACTATTTGCACTCCCTCACATCTGCCAAACACTACTGGCAACAGGCAGGCAAACCCGAACGAGTCCACATCGCATTCCTCGGCGACATGATCGAAGGATACGTGTCACAAGGAGGCAACAACGCCTGGCGCACACAAACACCATTGACGGAACAAATCAGGCTCACCCGCATGGCCATGATGCAACTCGTCCACATGTTCGACCACTGCGCCAACGTCACCATCACATCCATCCCCGGCAACCACGGTGAAGCCGTGCGCTTCGGCAAAGGAGTCACCACCTACGACGACTCCTTCGATGTGGACTGCTGCCGCGCCATCGCAGAAGCCTACCAGCTCAACAACCAATACCCCAACCTACACTTCCACTTCCCCCAACGGGACGAAATGACCACCACCGTCAACGTAGCCGGGGCTACCATCCTGCACGCCCACGGACACCAATGGCGCACCGGCAAACAGTACGAATGGTGGCGCGGCCAAGAATTCCACAACGGCACCGTATCTAATATTCTCATGGCAGGGCACCGGCACCACCTAGAAATCTCCGAGCAAGGACAACGCACCTTCATCCAATGCCCATCCATGGAAGGCGAATCCACATGGTTCCGGCACCGCACAGGCACCACCGGAAACCCCGGACTCGTGTGCTACACTATCAACAACAAAACACCAAACAACTACCAGATAGCCAGATGAAAGAGATGCTATGAGCAGACGACCAACAAAAGCAGACCTCGCCACCACCGCATCGTGGGTGTGGGCCACAGACCATCATCTACGCACACTCAACCGGGCATGCACCAAAACAGCCGGACACTACCCCGCAATCAGTGCAGACGACCTGTACCAAGACTCTTTGCTATATATTGCGGTGCGGGAACAATACCACAACCTAGACAACAAACACTACACCAAAATGTGTTACAGGGTAGCCAAACGGCTAGCCAACAAAACCATACAACACCTAGACCAACCGAAACCTTTATCCGATATTATTCATCTAGCCGACAACCAAACCAGCATTTAAAAGGAGAACCCCTCATGGTTAAAACCACCATCGACGACGGAACCCAAACCACCATACTCCAAACAGTAGGCACCACCACCACAGCAATCATCACCAACACCGAAACACCCGAAACCATCACCGCCAAATACACCATCAGTAAAGACGGCACAGCCACCTACAGTATCAGCGGAAACACCTATTTGGGAGACCACCAACACATTATCAAACTCATGTACGACTACTGCCACTGCGTCGGACGATTCGACACCAGCAACACCAGCAACATGAACGACTTGTTTAAGGATTACCAGTGAACCGAACCTACACCACAGCCGACATCATCCAAGCCGCCCAATGGATCTGGAACGGCGGACCATGGAAACCGAGCGTCGAACCAGGAATGCCACCCCCACCAACCGCGCCACAACACCACGGCAACAACATCGTCTCCATGATCGATTTGCAGCTAGCCATCGACGACTACACCCTCACCTGCCAGCCATCCAAACAGCGAAAACATTTGGCACGGTTGGCAGCATTCCGTGAAGTATACGGGTATGACCAAACATATGCGTCGGCCGCCCAACAACTCGGAGTCACCCGGCAGACTGTGAAACAGTGGGCAGACCAAACACTGATCACCCTAACAGGCTACGCAAACAGTAGATACTATCCAGACGAAAACGACGAAAGCACAGGGATGGGATAAAACCATGAACAACACACACAATATCACCTACACCACCCTCAACACAGCGATACACCGTATCGTCCAACAACAGCCCACCAACATGCAACAGCTGGAAAACATTGTTGACAGTGTCGAAAACCAGTACCATGTACCCATCTCCCTCGACAACGTGAACCTTACCGTCAACCAAGTCAGCCTCGACGATCTCGCTATCGACCAGGACACGCTAGACGAGTGCAGCGAAATCCTGTGGTTATGCGACAGTGCAGGACACCCCACAAACAACAGCAACACCCGTGACAACAGCGAGGACCAGAGCCCCTATGCAAGCCAGGAAGCACTAGACTGGCTCGCCGGAATCGCATACCAGGCAAAACTATTGCAGGCGGCAGCCGACGAGATCATGTGGGCTATCATCCGCCACCGCGACAACCACAAAAACGTTATCGGCAAGAACGTTCTGCACCAGGCCAACGATACGATCTCTACCTGCCTCCACCTGTATCAGATGCTCGAAGAAACCATAGACAGCAACGAATCATAGCCATACCGCATAAACAGAAATAGTGCCCCAGCGGCAACCACCACACGATCGTGGCAGCACCGCTGGGGCACACACATATTCAATTATGCAACAGTAGACTCTACCGTGCCAACCTCAGACTCGGCTGCACGCCTCGGCACATAGCCACCAAGATCAGCATCGTCTACAGGCTCGATCATGCCAGGATCCGACACATCAACAATGTGCGGCTCAACCATGCCTCCATCGTCGGGTGGAACAAGCCCAGCATCCACAGGCGTGGTTTTAGGTTTGCCGGCCACAAACGACGGGCTACCAAACGATGTAGCAACCGACAGGACTGCAGCAACCGTAGCTGTGATCAGGGCAGACTCCCACGGCAAACCGCGAAACGACTCC